TAAATAGATTATCACTAGAATTAACTTTTTTGATAATAGTATTAATAGTATCCATATTAAATATATATAATATATATATTTAATATACTTTTTTCATTTTTTCTACATATATATATATATATATATATGAATTATAAAGATAAATATTTAAAATATAAAAAAAAATATATTAATCTAAAAAATTATTCGTGTGTTAATCCAACAGCTACAAAATTAAAAGATGTATGTAAAATTGATAGTAAAGGAAAATATAAAACAATGGAAGAGTGTGTAACACCTTGTATTTTGAATAAAGAAAATACACTAAAACAAGTTAAAAAACAATTATTACCTAAACCATATAAATATGATGTAGGTAAAAGACAATTATTACCTGAACTACCTAAACCATATTCATATTCATATTCATATGATGTAGGTAAAAGACAATTATTACCTGAACTACCTAAACCATATAAATATGATGTAGGATATCCAAATAGTTATTTGTGGAAAGGTAGAGATAATATTAGATATCAAAATAAAAAAGAACAAGATGATTATAATGACGATTATTTACATTATAAAGACGTAGGTAGTAGATGGAATGATTTTACTAAGTCTAATGAATGGTGGAATTATATAGATAATATTGTAAGTAAAAAAGTAAAAATAAATAATGAAATCTTAGGTATTATACCGGAACTATTATGGAATAGAAAGAAAGAGACATTAATCCAATATGAAGAAAGAAAATATAATTTTTATTTATCTTTAGAAAAAGAAATAATACCAAATAATTTAGAATATATAAAACGTAATTTAAATTTAAATTTAAATACTGATAAAAATATAAATGATGTTATTGGATATTTAAATGAAAAAAATATTAATGGAACAATGAATTATATTAAAAATAATTTTATGAAATATAAAATTATGTGGGGATTTGAAGATAGTGGAATAAAGCCAGAAATTATATTTATAATTAATGAAATAAAACAGTTAAAAAACAAATTTGAATCAATAAAAATTCAGTATCCAAAAATTTATATTTTAGTTCCTGGTGATAGTGGTTATAGAATTTGTAAAGTTTTAGAATTATTATTAAATGATATTACTAATTTTGAATTTATTTTTTTTCCTATAAGTGGACTAGGTAGTGAAAATGACAGTAAAATGTCTACATATTTTCAAAATATAATAAAACACATTCCAATAGATAGTAAAATTTATATTTATGATAAAAAATCATTTGGTAGAAGTGAAAGATGGTTTATAGAAGAGTTAAAAAAAAATAATCAAATAAATTTTGAATATCTACAAATGGAATATTCCGTATCTTTAAATGCTGGAATGGTTGAATCCAAAGCTATAGCTAGATGTCAACCTTTTTATAAAGATGCTAGTAAAGAAATTGAACCCATAAATAATTCAATTTGTAAATATGTAATTTTATATTTATACTATTATATAAAAACTAATAAAAAATATATATTTACAATATAAATTATTTTCTACTTTATAATAATGAGTAGTATAAAACCACTATCTACGTTTGTTCAAGCACTTGTTGACGACCCTTCTTTTGTCGAATCTATTGAAGATAATATTAAAAATATTATGGAAGATGGAAAAGTGACTGTTGCAGATATGCCTGAGATAATTGAAATGGCAACAAATTGTTATAATAATTTAAGTAAAGTTCATTTAACTTATGAAGAATTACCAGATGTTTTAATAGAAATAATTAATTATATTTTAGATAAATATGAATTAGTACCAGAAGAAGAAGAAGAAGAAATTATGAAAATGGTTAATATGGGTGTAAAATTAATTATGTTAACACCAAAAGTTAAAAAATGTTGTATAAGCGTTTGGAATAAAATGAGTTGTAAAGGAAAAAAACAAAAAAAAAAATAAAAAATAAAAATCTAAATTTTTATATATGAAAACAATTATACTAATAATAATTATAGCATTACTATTATTTTCAAAAAAAATAAAAAAACAATTACCTATTGCTACTTTTAAAAATAAGACTGACAAAGAGTTTAAATATAATCAAAATTCTAATAACCTTATTACAATACCAACTATTGATGAAACTAATAATGATAATTTTATTAAAGATACTCATCGTGAAATGTTAGGAGAAGTAAATGAAGAAATATCAAAAGAAAGATTAGATTTAATGCAAGGTTATAATCCAGAATTAGAAGATAATGTAGATTTTAAATATACAGAACCTGATTTTATGAGAATGGCACAACCTTATTTTACTTTATAAAACTTTATTAATTTAATTTATAATTAAAATAATTTAAATCTTTTTCATAAATATTAAAAACTATATTTTCCATTTCAGTATCATACATTTCAGAATACTTTTTTAGTTTATAATTATTATCGTATATTATACCATAATCTTCTAAATTAGTATTTAAAAAATTTTTTTTAATAAAATTTTGTTAAGAAACGCATTATAATCTATAAAAATTGATAAATTTATATAAACATTTAATAATATTTATATTAATGAATAAAAATTATAAATTTGGTTTAGGTGATGCTACTATAATTAATGATCTTGATATTAAAACCAAGATCATAGATTATTTATTCAATTCTTTAGAGTTATATAAATTTAGATTTAAAATGTTAGATAATTTACAACAACTCGAATTTTTAAAAGATAATACTCATTATGTATCTCCTAATTTTAAAGGATATAATTATTTTTTAATTTTTATGAAAATAGACAATTTATCTTATTGTTTAGCAATTGATAAAAAAAAAATAACTTATCAAAAAAATAAATTAAATATAAATATGACAAAAGTTATTAAATTAAATATTAAAGCAATACATACATTATTTAAAGGAAGTATTTTTGATTGTAAATTTATAAATAATAATACTATGATCATAAAAGATTGTTATAAATTAATGGGTAATTCTTTATTACAAATGGAAATGTTTCAAAAATTATCATATTTAAGTAAGATTATAGATAATCAAATATATAATAATTCTTATTTTGATATTAAAATTAATAAACTTTATAAATATGAAGAATTAGATAATTTAATAAAACATATAATTCCAAAATGTAAATATAATATTCAAGGTTTAGTATTTTTTCCTTCATATTCTGGAATTACTATTATTTATACTAATAATACAAATAAACAAAATAAACCATTAATAGAAAAAAATGATAATATCGAAAATGTAACATATAATTTAATTACAGATATTAAAAATATTTTAAAAAATAGAGCATATTGTTATGAAAATGAAGGCGAGAGGAAAAAATTATTAATTGAACGGACAGATATTAGTGATGTTTATAATGTTTTTGAAAATGATACAAGGATAGGAATTGCGCATATTCCTAATATGAAAACTTCAGAATATTGTAGAAATGAATTAAATGAGGGTGAAACAAAAATGTTTAATTGTATTTTTAATAATAAATATAAAAAATGGTTACCTTTATCTATTTATCACAAATAATAATAACTGGAGTAACTTAGATATATTATGCCGTTGTGGACCCAATGTAATAACAAGTATATATATTTATGCGACCAGTCTTTTTTAAATCATAGACGCTATAATAGTTGAAACTAATAAAATATATTTTAAATTATTTAAAATATATTTTATTATATTAATTAATGAATACATTATATTATTTACAATTTTACTTTACAACTATATTTAGTTTTTTAATTGTAGGTTATTATACTACTTCTATCGATTTTTCTAAAAAATCTTTAGATAATAGAATACAACACGATAATACACAAAAATTAATTAATATATATTGGAAAATAATACCATTAGTTTTATTTAATTTATTTATAACATCCTTAGTGTTTAATTTAATTATTTTTAAATTATTACATTATAATAATAATCCTTACTATCCAATAAGATTATCATATAGTCTTTTTAAATTATCATTTTACAAATATTTTGTTGATATTCCTTTTTATATTAGTCATAGATTATTTCATACTAAATATTTATATAAATATCATAAAAAACATCATGAAATTAAAGCTCCAGTAGGAATATCGGCTCTATATTCACATCCTATAGATTATATATTTGGCAATTTAGTTCCAATATTTATACCTTTAATCTTTTTAAATATTGATTTTGTAAGTTTGCACATATGGACTTTTTTTACAATATTTGCTACAATATATGAATCACATGGTGGATTTGAAAATTTAAGTGAATTTCATGATTTTCATCATAAATATTTTAAATATAACTTTGGGACAAATGTTTTTATGGATAAAATATTAGATACATATAAATTAAGGTTTTAATACTTTTTTAGATTTAAATATTTTAATTTAAAAATAAAATAGAGACAGTGACATTATCATAAGAACCTTTATTAATTGCTTCTTCTGCTAATTTTTTTGCTATATTACCTGTGTAATTTTTTTTTAAAAATCTATTAACAAATTTAACAGCTTCATTATTTGTTACTACATCCCATAAACCATCACATGCAAAAATAACAAATTTATCTTTTTTATTTAATTTCATTTTATATACTTGTGGTTTATGAGTTACATATGGACTTGTATCAGTATCACCAAAAGCACGTGATAATGATAAATCATTAACTCTCCAATCAGAACCATCAAATCTAATTTTTCCTCCTAATTTTTCTATTCTTTTTCTTTCTGATACAGAATTAGGTTTATGATCTTTTGATAGACTTACGGTTAAGTTTTTATGATTACATAGTACTGCTCTAGAATCTCCAACATTAATAATCCATAAACTAGGGTTATTATTTCTATCCATATAATGAATACCACATATAGCTGTTGAACCACATCGCTTAACTGCTATAGGGTGTTCTTTTTTTAATTTAGTTTGTATATTATCATATAACTTACCAAAAAAATTAGATACTACATTATTTTTTTCTTGATAAATATTTGTATGTGTTTTTTTTAAAATATATTTAGGTAAATTTTTTTTTAAATATTTAGAAACTAATTTTCCACCATGTCCATCAAAGACTCCTACAAAATTAATTGGATTCATTTTTTTATCACTATTATTAATATTTAATATATTAATATGTTCATCTTCATTACTATCTCGTTTTCCTTGTAAAGTATCAGTATGAATTTTCATATATATTATAATATATATGAAAATAAATATTTATAAGTTAAATAAATTTGATTAAACCAATATACTTGATTTAAGATACCATTGTTGTTCTTTTTCATTACACAGAAGAAAATACTGAGAAAACTTACTAGCACCAGTAATATTACCACTAACAATAATATCTAACCGTCGTGAACCTGAAGGTAGTACTTCTACTTTTTCAATATTATATGTATATTTTTTTAATTTATCAAAGAGCGCTGGTAGTTTACTATATGCGTTTTCTTCACTATTAAATTTGAAAATTGTTGATTGTCTCAAATATGGTACAATTGGTTGAACAGTATTTATATTTTTATAATAAAATTGTACAAAGTCACGTCCTACCTTATTATAATCTATTTTATTAACAATATTTATACCGCTGTCTACATTTTGTTTTATTTTTTTTGTTGGATGTTCTGCGATCTTAGGTGGTTGATTAATTGTTGGTATTGTTAAAGGTGCTTGAAAACCAGGTGCTTGAAAACCAGGTGCTTGAAAACCAGGTGCTTGAAAACCAGATGCTTGAAAACCAGGTGCTTGAAAACCAGG